GAAAATACGGACCGCGAATCAACACCTTATGCTAGGACCGCAAGTTGATATCTTGATATGCTGATATATCAGACGCCGCATGCTATACCCTGCAAAACGCGGTCCGCGCGCAGGGTATGGGCCGCGGCTCGGGGCAAAACGCGGTCCTCGGCCTTGATTGTCTGTAGGAGCTTGCAAACCCTCCGGCCGGGACGGCCCGGGACGCCGGGAGCGGGCTTGATCGAGGGGGTAAGCACCTATGGCTGATGCGGCCATCGAAGCTGGGTTTGACCCGGTATGCAAGAGTTGTAAGCAGTCCCAACCCGCTACGTTGGAGTTCTGGCCGTCCAATAGGGGCCAGCCCGATGTCAGTGGGATGTGTCGTTTGTGTAGCCGCACCTATAAACGATTTTTCGACAAACGTGCGAAGGGTATGCGGGTTGCCGCCCGCACTCAGCAGGCCGCCTCTTTGAACGGGGCCGCTGTCGTCCCGGCAAAGGACACAGCGGTTTCGAAAAGCAAGGACAAGCTGCCCGGTGAGCTACCCCTTCGCCAGTTGGAAATCGTTCAGGCTTTGCGCGCTGGCGCGCAATACTTGAATGAGCAGGCCAGAACCATTCTGGATACCCTGTTCATTTACGTAGCGGACCCCACTCACCCGCACCACGAATGGGCTTTAAAGCTCGTTGCGGAACGTCTGATGCCAAGGAAGCTCTACGAAGACCTTGGAGCAAAAGACGCGGGAATCATGGCGGGCGAGGGTAGTCAACGCCCTTCGGTCACTATCATAGTCCAACCGGCGACCGCGCCCGCCCCGGTTGAATCCCCGGCCGTCCGAGTTATCGACGGCGAAGCGACCCGAGTATAGGAGCGACGCTAATGGCCACACCACAAGCACCCGAACCCCTTGAAGCCGCCGCGCTGCCCATTTGGGCGGTACACCAAGCTGCGCGCCGGTTGACCTTAGATTGGAATTTTCGCGCGCGTCTGACGCCCGCGCAGAAGACGCTGCTCGACATGTTCGTGCAGTTGAGCTTTGCCGCGCAGTCCGAGTTGACCCACGGCGTTGCCGACAGCGAGTCCATTCCCGGCGCGAAGATCAAGATGCTCTACGACCAAGAGCAACGGCAGAAACAAAAAGGCGCGGACGCCGACGCGCTGAAGGACGACACCGAATCGGACGTAGCGTAGGGCGGGGCCGTGGCAAATAGTTTGTTGCCGCCGGAGATATGGGCCGACGAGCTAACGAAGCGGGCTGCTTATGGCGGCCGGGATTTGCTGACTTCAAACGTAACGCTCGCACAGATAGTCAGTGACTCGGTGGGATATCTAGCGCCCGTGAGCTACAGTGACTACGCGACGGTGGCTGAGATAAAAAATCTACCCGATGGTCAGACTTGGGGGAGTCAGAAAATTGAAATAGACCTATGAAGACGGTAGAAATTCGATTCGACTTGCATCCGGCGCAGATGACGGTCTTCAACGACCGCACAAGGTTTCGTGTCCTTGCTGCGGGGCGGCGGTTCGGGAAGACAACCCTTGCGATTGCCGAGGCTGTGTGTGCGGCGCTGAATCCGGACAACAAGCTGAAGCAACCCGTGTTCCTGATTGCACCGACGCAAGCGCAAGCGAAGTTTCTGTATTGGAGGCCGCTGCTTAATAAGTTAGGCTCTCTCGTCACAAATACGAACGTGAACGAGGGGCTTATCTTCTTGAACAACGGCGTCGTGATGGGCATTAAAGGGGCGGATAACCCCGACGCCCTGCGCGGCCCCGGCTTGTTCTTCGCCGTGCTGGACGAATATGGCAGCATGAAGTCGTACGTGTGGACCGACATCGTTCGCCCGATGTTGGTCGATTCGAGGGGACGCGCACTGTTTATTGGCACGCCGCCCTACGAGCGTAACCACTTCTTCAAGCTGTTTATGGACGGGATGGAGGGCGAAAAGCGTCCCGACATCAAGTCCTTCACGTTCGAGTCGAAAGACAACCCGTTCCTTCCTGCGGGGGAGATAGAGGAAGCCCGGACGACGATGAGTACCATCGCGTTCAATCGGGAGTTTCGCGGTATCTTTATCTCACCCTCCGCCGGGCAGATCAAAGAGGAATGGATTAAGTACGAAGAAACAGAGCCGAAAGGCGGAGTGAGTTTCGTTACCATCGACCTAGCTGGCTTCGCGGATATTCTTCGTCCGGTCACTGCGAAGGAAAAGTTACTGGACGAGCACGCCATCGTCGTGACGAAAGTGCTGCCGGACGGCAAGGAAGACGCAAGCCGCTGGTGGGTCAAGAGCGTGCAGCATGGAAGGTGGGGCATTAAAGAGACTGCGACCAAGATCGTTGACTGTCTTCTGGACGCAGAGCCTATTGCGTGGGGCATTGAGAAGGGGGCGCTATATCGCGCCGTACTGCCCGGCATCATGGATGAAGCGCATCGGCGCGGCAAGAATCTCATGCTGCCCACGCCGCTATCGCATGAGAATCGCCAAAAGACGGAGCGCATACTGTGGGCTATTCAAGGGCGGATGGAGCATGGCAAGATCAGTTTCGCGCGCGGGCCTTGGAACCGCATCATGGAAGATCAGATGGTTCAGTTTCCATCGAATACGGTCCACGATGACATCCCCGACGCGCTGAGCTACGTGGTACAGCTTTCGCAGGGGCGCGTGTTCGAAGACTACTCCGAGCTACAGGGGCAATCATACTGGACGCCGCTGGACCGCACGGTTGGCTTTTAGTGAGGCAACATGGCAAAAGACGATGAAATGAAGCCCGCGATTATTGCGCAGGAACCGGCGAAGATAACCGACGGCGACCCGCGTGACGGCGAATCACAGGCCGAAGAAGTGGGTGGGAAGAATCTATCCGCTGACGACAAGCTCGTTGCTTGGGTTGTAGATCGCACTCGTCGTTGGAAGGAGCATCGCAACGCCAATTACTCGCAGTTTTGGGACCAGTACGAGCGGGCGTGGCGCGCCATCTACTCCGCCGAAGACAAAACGGCGGAGGGAGGGTCGAAGCGCGCGAAGGAGCGTTCGCAGATCATGTCGCCCGCGATGTCCGAGGCGGTGGAGAATGCGGCGGCGGAGATTGAGGAAGCGGTGTTCGGACGCGGCGACTTCTTCGACATATCGCCGGAAGCGCGAGACAACGAAATAGAAGCGCAAGCGCTCACCCAAAACGAGATTACTTTCCGAGAAGATTTGGTGAAGACCCAATTTACTCCGGCGTGCTCCGAAGTCGTTATTAACGGTGCGGTGTACGGCACGGGTATCGCCGAGATTCAGATGGTGGAGAAGACGCACGTTGACGTGTCGATTGGCGCGGACCCGATATCGGGTAAGCCAGCAGTGACGACCATCGAGAAGAAGTACGATTGTGCTACGCTCGTTTCCGTCAACCCGCGAAACTTCATCATCGACCCGAGCGCGCGCGACATCGAAAACGCGCTTGGCTGCGCTGTGGAAGAAGACGTTAGCGCGCACATCATCCGCGCTGGCATCCTGAAGGGCGACTACAACGACGTGCCCATCGAAGCGGCGGTGGGCGATACCGAAACGAAGCCGGACCCGCAGATGGAAACCCCGTGGATGTTCGATGTCGTGCCCATCATCCGCTACTATGGAAAGGTGCCGAAGCATCTTCTGTTTCCGCCCGAGAAGACCGAACAACTGATTGAGCCGGAGCAAAACCCGGAGGATATTTCGGGCGAGCCGGTGGACTCCGAAATGGTGGAGGCGCGCGTCTTCATTGCCAACGAAACCCATCTTCTGAAGGCGATGGAAAATCCGGACATGATGGGGGACCGTCCCATTGTATCCTACCAGTGGGACATCGTGCCCGGCCGCTTTTGGGGCCGTGGCATTTGCGAGAAGGGGGCTACCCCGGCGAAGATGCTCGACGCCGAGCTTCGCGCACGCATGGATGCGCTGGCGTTTACGGCCGCGCCCATGATAGCAATGGACGCGACGCGGCTGCCGCGAGGCTTTAAGTTCGAGGTCTACCCCGGCCGCAGCATCTTGCTGTCCGGCGACCCGACGACGATTCTCAAGCCGTTCAAGTTCGGCGAGCTTGACCAGAACAGCGGGGCGCAGATTCAATTGCTCGACAACATGGTGCAGCGCGCAACCGGCTCGATTGACGGCACGTCGCTTGCCCGGCAAGGCGTGGGTGGAGACGCCCGCTCGGGGGCCGTGTCAATGGCCCTCGCTCCTATTGTGAAGCGCAACAAGCGCACGCTCATGCGCTACGTCGATTGCTTCCTTGGGCCAGCACTCGCCAAAATGCTTTGGCGCAACATGCAGTACGACCATGAGCGCTACGTCCCGATCAACATGACCTTCAATGTGTCGTCCACAATGGGGATTATGCAGCGGGAGTACGAGACGATGAATATGGTTCAGATGCTGAGTTCGATGCAGCCCGGGACGACTGAACACATTCTGATTCTCATGGGGCTGGTAGCCAACAGCGGGATGCAGAACCGCGACCTTGTTATGAGCGTCCTGAAGCAGAAGGCCGCCGTATTGCAGCAGCGCGAGCTTGCGCCACCTGTGGACCCCAATGCTGTTCCGACCGACCCGGTGGCTATCGAGCTTGCCCGCATGGATGCGCAGCTTGAGCTTGCTACCAAGCAGGCGAAGATCGCGGAGACGCAGGCGAAGACGCGACTGCTCGATGCGCAGGCGCGCAGCGAGTTGATGGAACCGGCTCTCGAATCGCAGAAGATTGCAACCAAGGGCATCTACAAGACGCCCGAGGATCGCATCAATGAGGAATTCGACCGGCGTATCGAAGTCGCGCGGCTGTCCTTGGAGAAGGCTTCGCTCGACAGTAAGGAGCGCATCGCCGATAAGCAGATCATTGCCGCACGCGCGAACGAACCGAAAGCCGCACCAGAACCGAAGGCTGCGCCCATCACAGTGGAAGCGCCCGAGACGGTTGTAATTCCCGCGCCCGCTCCCGTAGCGGTGCCAGTAGCAGTGCCCGCAACCGGGGCGCAGATTATCGGCCCGGGGCTATAGGAGTGGCCACATGACTTTAGGTGATGTTCCCTTGGCAGTAGGGGATTTTGTACGGGTGTCGTGGGGCAGCC